GAGTTCTATCGCAGCGAGCCGCTGATCTATGACGCTGTGCAGGGCCACACCGAGACGCAGGTGTCCGGCCTGTGGGAGGTGCAATCACCCAGCGTCATGCCCGAGGGCCTAGAGGAGCGCATCGCTGAGTTTGTGGACTACCACCACGGGCGCCTTATGGGCATCGAGGGGGGCTGGTCGCGCTTTGTGGAGCACGCCGCGAGCTTCCTTATCTTTGGCTTTGCGCCGTTTGAGATCATCTGGGGCTATGATGAGGTCGCGCACCGCAACTACATCGCGCGCCTCGCCTACCGTGAGCCCTCCACCCTAGAGCGCTGGTACTTCGACCAGGGCATGCGTCATGTCGTGGGCGCGCAGTTTAGACCGGGCGGCACCAACAGCATCGCGCAATACGAGCTCTATTGCGCTGGCGAGTCGCTGACGGATTGCCGCCTGATGGTGTGCAACCTTGCAGCGCGCGGGCTCAACATCGAAGGCATCAGCCCCATCCGTCCGGCGCTGCACTACATCCAGCTCAAGCAGCTCATCCTACGCATCGCCGCCGTGACCGCCGAGAAGTACGGCGTCCCCATCACCTACATCTACGAGGATCCGTCTGCGTTTAGCGCGATGCAGGGCACGGCAGACGATGAGGAGATGGCGGACCTGTATGATGTGGTCGCTGCCATGCGCGCCATCGAGGGGGCGACGATCACGCTACCGGGCGCGCTGCGCATCGGTCAGATCAGCCCCACAGGCGCGATGCCCTCGTTTAAAGACCTCGTGGACTACTGCGACCAGATGATCTTGTCGCCGTTTAGCAACGAGGGCTCACTGCTCGGGCTGCAATCCAGTGTCGGCAGCTATGCGCTTGGCGAGGTCAAGGAGCGCGACACCCTACGCAGCGCCCCCTACTACGCGCGCAAGATCGCAGAGCCTATCAACGACCTCCTGCGCATGCTCGCGATTGCTGAGTTTGGCGACCTGCCCGAATACCCCCGCCTGACTTGGCGCGTCGATGGCATGGAGGACGGCAGCGCATGGCTCAAGGATGCCATCGCGGTGTTCGGCGGACCCATCACAGGATGGCCAGAGGCTGCGCAAGAGATGGGGCTTGCCAAGCTCGGGCTAGCGCCTGATACACTGGCGCGAGCCCAGCAGCCCCAAGCCGCGCCCCCCTCGCCATCAGCGCGCTGCTGCTTAGCATCAGCTGCGCCTCGCAGTCTCGCGGAAGGTGCGTCAAGCGACCTCACCAGCGCGCTCCTTGATGATGCAGAAGCTGACCTCACTGCGTCATTTCGACGCATTCAGCGCGATCAACAGGCTAGATGGCGAGAGCTCATCCGTGACAACGAGACGAGCCAGGATGTGCTAGAGGACCGCGAGGCCATCCGGGCGGAGTTCCTCCCACGCTACACCGACGCCGTGATCGAGGTCATGCGCGCCACAGGTGCAGAGGGTCAAGCGTCTGTCGCTGAGGTCGTGGGCGTGGAGCTCAACCTTGATCTCGCGCTAGGTGATGATCTGCTCCTGCTCGCCGCATCTATCGCCGAGGAGGCGTTTAACCGCGTCATGGGCGTGATGACCGATGCCGAGCAGCAACGCGCAGGCGGGGATCGTCGCCGCACGGTGCCCATCCTCGCCGCGTCTACGCTGGGCAAGGTCGCCAGCCGCCTCGTGAGCTCGTCCTTTAACGCAGGTCGAGATCAAGCGGTGCAGGAGATCATGGCGCAGCAGCCGAGCGACAAGCCTGTATGGGCTGAGTACAGCTCGGTCCTCGATGGGCGCACATGCTCGGTCTGTGAGGAGCTTGACGGTCAGGTCGTACAGGTCGGCTCACAGCGCTACAAGGACATCTCACCGCCGCATAAGTGCCTAGGCGGCCATCGCTGCCGATGCATCTGGATCTACAAGATCAACGGTCAACGCGTGGGGGTGATCGATGGCTAAGTATGACCACATCGACTTTAAGCCACCGCAGAACGTCGCCAAGGCTGCGGCGCTCGGGCTGCGCTACCGTGAGGAGCATGGCAGGGGTGGCACTGAGGTGGGCGTTGCGCGTGCGCGTGACCTCTCCAACAGACGCAACGTCAGCCCCGAGACCATCGGTCGCATGGTGAGCTACTTCGCCCGCCATGAGGTCGATAAACAGGGCAAGGGCTGGGCAGACGCATCAGATCCTAGCGCGGGCTATATCGCTTGGCTCCTATGGGGTGGCGATGCCGGACAACGCTGGGCTAACAAGGTGAGCAGGCAGATGGACGCAGCAGACGCCAAGAGCAACAGGAGCAGCGCGCCCGCCGTGGTCTGCGCTGATCAGGAGCTGGGTTACCCCACGCTAGACGGTGACATCCTGCGGGGTGTGCGCCTCTTTGTGTACGGGCTCACCGAGCACCCCATGGGCGACTTCACCGTAGATCGCACCTTCGCCGCTGACATGGTGAGCGCGTGGCAGCGGCTTGCAGAGGAGCGCTACTTTGCGCCGCTGCTCGTGGAGCACACCGCCGATGGTCACGCCTACGGCTTTATCTATGACCTGCGCGTCGATGACAAGGGCGTCGTGGCTGACTTTAAGCTCACCCCGTCAATGGTCGCCGCCTATGAGGCGCAGGAGCTCGCGTATGTCAGCCCCTCGTTTTATCCCCAATGGACGCATCCCCACACGGGTGAGGAGCTGCGCCATGTCTTGCGTGAGGTCTCATTCGTGAGTGTGCCTCACCTTAAAAACATCGGAGCCCTCCACCCGGCATACAGCCTGTCAGAGGGGTTCGTGCACCTAATGGAGAGTCCAATGGACCAAGAGAAAGATCCCGAGGTCGAGAACATGGAGGAGGGTGGTTCTGAGGAGCCCCCTGCTGAGTCTGCTGAGATCACCCCCGAGGCGCTGATGGCGTTTATGGGTGAGGTCAGCGCCAAGCTGGATGCGGTCATGGAGATGCTTGCAGGCGCAGGCGGTGGTGATGATGAGCCGCTGGACAACGGCGAGAAGGTCGCCAAGCTCCAGCGCCGTCTTGACCTCGCAGAAGCCCGCGCTGACATCGCGCAGGCGCTGCCTCACGTCAAGGGCCAAGAGCTCATCGACCTCGCAGAGCTCAAGCTTGATAAGCCCGCGCTCTATGCCTCCACCGCCAAGCTCCTGACCGCCAAGAAGAGCCAGACGCAGCAGCCGATCGGCAATAGCGCCCCTGGTGTCTCGGTCAACCTGGATGACGCCCTGCGCGCCATCGCCAAGGAGAAGCCGAGCCTGACCTATGCCCAGCGCCTCGATGAGGCTATCCGCCGCAACCCCGCCCTCAAGGGCCAACTGTAAGGAGACATCACTATGTCTGATCCCAAGAACATCCAGAGCGTGACAGCGGGGGCGGCCGTCGGCAAGTTCCGCCTGCTCCAAAATGACAGCGGCGACGTCATCCAGGCGACCGCAGCGACTCAGGTCATCCTTGGTGCGAGCCAAGATACCTCTGCCGACAGCGGGGAGAAGTTCCCCATGTACCTCGGCGCGCAGGTGCTCAAGCTCACTGCCTCGGCTGCTATCGCCAAGCACGTGCGTGTCATGGCGACCACGGGCGGCAAGATCGTTACCTTCACGACTGGCGCTGGCGTCTATGCCTGCGGCGTCGCCCTGGAGGCTGCTGCCGCCGATGGCGATGTCATCGAGGTCTCGTTCAACCCCTCACTCAACGCGGAAGACGCTTAACCAACTAACGCCCCGTGAGGGGCAGGAGAAACGATCATGGGTTTTAACGCCAATTCACTGTCCCCTCAGCTGGTCGAGCGCGTGTTCGTCGGTCTGCGTGAGCAGGAGCAACGCCCCCTCGTCGAGCTCATCTCGGGCTCTATCATCGACACCCCGTTTCTGTCTGGCACCCTGCCCACGATGCCCAGCGCCTCGACGCTGGCACGCGTGGAAGGTCCGATCGCCATCGGCGCCGAGGCCAAAGACATCAGCCTGGAGCAGGGCAGCGCGACCTTCGCCATCGAGCGCTGGGTTGGCTTCACCAAGGTTCCCGACCACGTCGTGCAGAACCTCAACGCGCTTGGCTTTAGCGCGCTGGACCAGTATGCGCGCCGTGCCCTCGCGCAGTCTAAGGCATCCTGTGATAAGGAGCTTGAGACGCTGCTTAAGAGCACGTCGCTCAACACGACCTCC